CCCTAACGTCAACTTCAAGCCGGTCGGCTTTGGTGACGTGTACCAGGAGAATTCCACCAGGCGCGAGCGCTTCTTCGAGGCCTCCTGGCAAAGGCAGGAGCAGGAGAGCCGCCGGCAATTGGCCAGGCTGTTTATGTGGGCGCTCGCGGTCAAGGGCGAGGGCGTGCTCAAGACGCTGGAGAGATCACAGGCGGTGTGGTCGACGTACTCCTCGGACGCCGAGAGCTACGCCGAGAGCTTGAAGTCCGAGGGCCTGGATCAGCACGCCCAGGACCTGGCCTACGACAAGCACACCGAGAACCTGAAGCTGCAGTATCCGTATCCCATCGCCAGCACCGACGTGCCGCCCGAGACCTTCTACTACACCCAGAACGAAAACGGCTTCACCTCGATCGTCGAGATCAAGGAGGTGCCGTATCTGGAAGCGCTCGAGCGCTTCGGCGCCGGCCTGGATAGCTCGGGCAACGTCATCCCGCCCAAAAACTGGAGCGGCATCGACCCGCGCGCCGCCGGACTGGCCAGGGCCGAGTGGTCACGCCTGATGAAATCGAGCGGTAGCACCAACCTGCGCTGTATCGAGGCCTGGGACGAGCAGGTTCAGGTCATCTGTTTGCAGGGTCCCAACCAGCGCGCGCGCGGCACCGACAAGGCCACCCTGTGCAAGGTCACGCGGCACGCCTACGGCGACCCGTACCTGCACGTTTTGAAGGGTCCGTACTTCCACGCCCTGGGCGTGACGACGGCCAGCCGGCTGCCCGAGCACGCCGGGCTTTCCGTGTTGTACGGCTACCTGCAGTTGTTCAGGCTGATCGACAGCTTGTTGACGGTGCAGGGCAACGCCGCGTTCCTGACCGGCTTTCCAACGTGGAAGCAGACCACCCCGCCCGGCGCCATCCCTGGCCTGCCCAACCCACCCTTTGGCGCCGACGGGCGCGAGCAGGCCGCCTCCCAGCGTCTGGAGCCGGGCAAGCTGTACCCCTTCGACGTCAGCCCCATCGACCAGCCCCAGTCGGGGGCGGACGCCAGCAAGCTGCTGCAGAACATCCAGCAACTGGTCGAACGCGCCATGCCCGCGGCCTTCTCCGGGGCGGTGGGTGCCGACCAGTCGGGCTACGCCCTCAACCAGGCCGCCTACCTGGCTGGCCTGGCGTTCAACCCCATCGTCTCGAACGCCGAGGTGGCCATGGCCGAGCGGACCGGCTTTGAGTCGTGGCTGATCGAGCACCGCATCGGCGAGACGGTGTACGCCTGGGGCGAGCAGGAGGGACGCCCGGGCAAAAAGGGCGCCGGCCAGACGAAGGGCAGCTGGCTGGACATCGACCCCAGCGACCTGAACGGCGTGCATCGCTACACCATCCGCCTCAACCCCAGCACGCCGTCGAACGAGATCATCCAGATCCGCTCCATCGGCGAGAAGATGCAACTCAAGCTGATCACCTACGAGGACGCCGTCACCGAGGCCGGTGGCAACGCCGACGAGGTCGAGGAATCGTGGCTGCTGCACGACCTGAAACAGTCGCCCGAGGTGCAGCAGGCGCTCAAGGATGCCGTCTTCCAGAAGCTGGGCACCATCCAGGCCAAGCAGATGAACGCGGCCGGCAATCCCAGCATGGCCGAGCTGGCCGGCGTGACTCCCGGTCAGTCGGTGGCGCCGCCGACCGGTGTACCCGGTACACCAGGAACCCCTCCCGGAGCTCCAGTCGGCGGCATGCCACCCAACCCGGTGCCGATGCCCGGTCAGGGCCTTCCCATCGCCCCGCCTCCGCCCATGCCCGGCATGGGCATGCCGCCAGGGGGCATTCCGGGCGCGGGCGTGGTGCCCAATCCGCCGCCCAACATGCTGCCGTCCGCACCCGGAGGGGGCCGCTAGTGCCACCCCAGCAGACCATGCTGGATAGTGTGGCCACCGACCTGGCGGTGTGGCTGGATCAGACTGCCACTCGCATCGCCGCCGCCATGGCGCCGCAGGGCACGGCACCCTTTTCGGCCAACCTCAGCGAGACCGAGAAGCTGGAGTACTACCGCAACCAGTTGTTCAACCCGGACGGCACACCCAACTTGCAGGGCCGCGCCGCGCAGATGGCGCGCCTGGGGCCGCAGTCGTTTCGCATGGTCTACCAGGCCGTGGTCAAGGCCTACCCCAGCTTGCGCATCCCCAGCCCGCCCGAGATGCCCGGCCCACCCCCGCCGGCGCCCGAGACGATGCTGCCGCCGCAGGCCCCGCCACCCAGCATGCCGCCAGGCTTGAGGCAGTAAGGAGGACCTGATGCCAACCTATCCAAACCCGGCCGGCGGCTCGATGCAGGCCGCCAACGACACCGCCGCACGTGCGCAGGGCTGGACCCCATCGATGGGCACCTTCGGCGCCAACACCTACCCGAGCGGGGATGGCGGCGGAGGCGGAGGCAGCAGTGGTGGCGGCGGGGTGCAGGGCGCCAACGTGCAAGCCGGCCAGATGCTGCTACAGCAGGCCCAGAACGCCGCCAATCAGGCGTACCTGAACGCCAAGCTGCAACTGGATAGCGACACGGTGGCGTATCAGAAGGCCGCCCAGGAAGCCGCCACGGCGATTGCCCAGGCGGGCGTCACCGGCACCTTCAACGGCATGCCGACGCAGGCCGCCATCAAGCAGGCCGCCGACATCGCCCAGCAGCAGGCGTCGCAGATGCTGGGCTACGCCACCACCTTTGGCGCGTGGGGCATGCCCCAGCAGGGCCAGCTGACGCAAGCCGCCCAGCAGCAGGCGTTTTCCCAGGGCCAGAGTGCCGCCGGGCTGACCGGCTGGTACACGCCGTATACCTACACCCCGCCCCAGGCTGGCGCCTTCCCGGCCGGCATGGGCACGCCCACGGTCGGTCCCGGCAGCACGGCTGGCGGCGGCACCAGCACGTCGTGGGACGCGCTCTCCAACCTGATGCGGCAGCAGGCGGGTGCCAGCTACAACGACGCCGCCGGCAAGGCCGCCTTCAATCAGATCACCGGCTTCAATGGTGGCGGCACGCCCACCAACCTGACCGCCGACCAGCTGGCGCAGATCGTCTCGGCTGGCACCGGTGGGCAGATGACTTCGTACGCCGCGCTCACCGGCCAGGCTCAGCCGACGGCCGCCCAGCCAGGTGCCCAGCAGGGGCAGGCCGGCACCCAGTACTTCGGCGCACCGCCCGGCTACCAGGCTGGCCAGCCCGTCCAGACGCTGGCGGGTCAAGCGCAGGATCTGGCCAGGTGGACCGCGCAGCAGACGGCCGCCCAGAACTACCTGACCATGCTCACCAACCTGCGCGGGCCGGCCGATTGGGCCAAGTACCAGCAAGTGCTCGGCGCCACGCCGCAGGGCACCCAGGACCTGGTCCGCGCGGCGGCTGGCCAGTACATCCCCGGCGGCGGGGCGACCACCGGCGTGCAGCCCCAGGCGGCCGACCTGAACACGCTCTATAACCAGGCCACCGGCGGCGCGCAGAGCGGCCAGCAGCAGCTGCAGAACATGCAGAACACGCTGGTGGCGCCCAATCAGATGGCGCCCCAGACGTGGAACGCGCTGCAGCCCAGCCAGCAGCAGATGCTGCTCGGGGTGTGGGAATCCCAGGGCTACAACAAAGAAGACGCCCAGAACCTGTTCAACCAGTCGCTGCCCAAGTACGCCACCTCAGGACCCAGTTCCGGGAGCTTCCGCCTGCAGTAGCCGATGACGCTGCCCGACATCCCCGAGGACGACTACCGCCAGTACCTGGGTGACCAGTTCCAGGCCGACACCTCGAACAAGATCGAGAGCCTGGGCGCCGAGAGCGCGATGAACTCGCGCATCGCCACCCTGGACTTGCCGCCGCCCGTCCCGCCACCGCCCGATCCAGGCCTGGCTGCGCACCTCGGCGGCGGGCCGACTCCACCACCTCCTCCGCAGCCACAACCCCTCGAAAATGCGCCCGCGAATCCGGATATGGGCGCACTCATGCAGCCGCTCGAAAATGCGCCGGCGAATCCGGATGTAAGCGCCGTGCTCCAACCCGCGACGGCCCCGGCGCCACCCCCTGAGCCTGCGCCAGCCCCGCCACCCGACCAGGCGCCCGAGCCAACCCCACCGCCGCCACCTCCGGCGCCAGCTGCGCCAATGCCTGCGCCAATTCCCGCGCCGGCACCCACCCCGACGCCGGATCAGGGCCAGGGACCGCAGACCGAGCAGGACTGGTGGGGCCACGCCCTGGGCGCCGTGTCTGCGGCTGGCGGTGATGTCGGCAAGTTCGCCTCAAGCGTCCAGAGCGCCGGCGGTGACCTGATGGGCAGCGCCCTGGGTGCGGCCAGCGCGGCGGGCGCCGACGTCCAGCAGTTCGCCCAGAACCTCCCGCCTGTGCCCACCCCGACTCCCCCTGCGGTGACCAGTGCATCCCCTCCTGGAGCCAGTCCATCATCGCAGGGGGCACCCGCTTCG